CATCGCTAGATCGAATTCGCGATACTTTTGCCAGGCTATCTTTAGTCTTCTTAATGCTCTGAGCATTCGAAACCCAGCCTGTGTCACCTTGCGTTTTCCACTTGCCTTTGAAGAAGTCTTTGGCTTTGACCGTCAAACGATCAATCAGTCCCTCCGTGGCCACATTGACTTTTGCCGACTCGCTGGTATAGTCGCCCCGAAATTCATGGTCGCCCGGATCTTCTTCCTTATCCCAGCTCTTGCGTTTTTCAACCGCCTCTTCCAGCGTACCTTCAACACCTTTACCTAGGACGACTTGCTTATATAAAGCGACGCCTTTCTCGGTGGCGGCGTTGGACCAGTAACTCTCGCCATTGCTGGCAACGACGCGGGTGGCAAAGTCGTGCTCCATCAAGGAGTCACGGCTTGACTTGCTCGGAACATCACCGTCAAACAAAGGACCTCGTTCGACCAAAGCGATCAGGGTATCTTTCCAGCCGTCGCTTAATTTTTCGATCTCCTCTTCGGAGATCACCCCGGCAGCTTTATCAGCTTCCAGGGCAATTTGTAAGAGTTTCTTACCCATGTGTTTTACCAGTTAGGTGTTAATCTGACAAATCAAACCATCTCTATCAACCCGATTAGACGGCCGTCAAATAATTAACGGGTCGTCTAATCGGGCAGGACTCTTAAAGTCTAATAGAGATCGTGAATCAGTTTGGTCTGGCGTTTATTCAGAAGGAAAACACCAAGCGCCTCGAGGATGGTGTAATATGAACTCGTGGCATCAAAGACGATTTTACGAATATCAAGGGCACGGAAAATCTCATCGGGCAGTCCAATGACACCGATCACCTGATCGGGTAACTGGAAAGTCGTGATCTTTTTCTTACCCATGCGATCAAGCCAATTTTGCATTCGATTAGCCAGATCGCGATCTTCTAGTTCGTCTAACCACTTGCGCATTTTCACTGGCGTATCAAGTTCGGTGGAAACCTTAACCGCAGTGTAGGGCGGCGGTGGAATCACGCCGTACTTCGGACCAAAGACTTCATTCCAAAGGATGTAATGCTGATACGGGGATTCTTCTTCGCTCTTGGTGTACGCTTCAGCGTCCTTAATCTGCGCTAAGCGTAGATATTCGTAACTGCCGCGTTTGACCGAAGCGATAATTTCGCGCTCTACGTTACCGATTCGTGTCAGCAGTGCGCACAAATCGATTTCCCGTTCTTCTAAGATATCTTGCATGATATCTTTCATGGTCTGGGTAACGCCTGCCATGATTGTTGGCGGAGCATTAGAACTACGCAAATGCACGCCTTTAATTTCCGCTTTGTGTTTGGCAAAGAGGTTTCCTTCTTGGCAACCGATTAGCGCAAAGTAATGTTTACCAACTTGGGTCGGAACGAAGACGTCGAATTTAAATTCGTTCTTCATTGCGATCTGATGGATGCGATCGGTTACAATACCGAAATTCGCACTCATGCGCGCCAACACGTGGGTGATCGTCTGAGAGGTCAGGAAAATCATTCCAGCCGCCAGTCCCATGGCTTCTTTACGGAAAGTGGGCTTACCAAAATACCATATAACCCAGTCTTGCACTGTAAAGATCGTCGAGTCCGTATCAGATACCAAGGCAGCGCGTCGAATGCTGTCAGGAAAATGCGCAACTGAAGCCGGCACGTTAGGCGTGACCCATAGTCCCCGAATAAGATCTTGGTATTTTTGAAGCGTATTATGCACATTAAGGGCAGTGCTTGCCACAATACCATAACCTTCGGTTTCTTTGAGATTTTCCACGCCCCTGGTCTCATCCGGGCAAATCTGACATGCCAAATGCTTAATGTCTTCGTGTACCAATGAAAAGACACTGGCGGGATCGGCGTGCTTTTCCCCGATATAAGCAAAGAGTTCAGTCAGAAATCCTCGCACAAACTCCGGATTCAGTTCCTTCAGATGGTACAAGTCCCCGGTATAGACGAATGCGGCCTTTTCAAGCGGGGTCAGCTTTTCCACATAGGTCTGAAGCTTTTCAAACTGAGCTTCCTCTCGCCAATAAAGCATTGCCGAATAACGGATACATTTCATCACGTCTTCAGTAGTGGGGTACTTTAACCCGTACTTTTCCATCAATGCCTGCAATTGCTTATAATCCGTATTGGTAATAATAGACGTGATATTATTACGGACAATACGTGGATTAAAGTAATGGCGGTTTCCGGAGAGGAACTTTTCGTTATTCGCATTCCCGTAGCCTGAGGTACTGCGGCACGTGCTGGTCAGGCTCGAATGCGCTGTCTTATTAAAGAGCGGCGTAGACTTAGAGACGTGCGCGCCCGATAAGGAATTATTACTAATCTTCTTATTGGCTTGGGTGTTTTTCTGAATCAGGTACTGAAGGGTATCGCCCGCCATTTCTGCCCGAAACATGGCTTTCTTAGCGATCCCGCGCTTTTTGACGTTATCGTCAATAAAATTGACGAGCAAGGATTGTTTTTTGCTCGGATGCAGATACGTCGTAAGCGTAGGGGCAATAATTTCGCGTTCCCGAATCGAGGAACGAATATACTCGAGCATCCCGGAAGTCTTAATCTCCCGGTCTCCATTGGGGCCGCGCTCAGTATGGACAACCTTGGGGTCTTTAAAGGCAAACCGCCCTCCCTCACTGATGCTTCGTTTTACAAATGCCCGGCAAGCGTCAATATCTTGTCCTGTCATCTTAGCAAGGTACGCAGCGCTCTGATCGACGTAATGGGCGACGATATTCAGATCACGCTGATACGCTTCCTTAGGCAAGACAAAAGGGTTATCTGACATAACCGATATTCCTTAATTATATTTCGCTTCTAACACATGATGACGGGATGGCATAAAAATCACCAAAAAAGAAAGGACCGGCATATAGGCCAGGAGGATCACCCCCTGGCCTATAGCACGAAGAAAAAACTAAGGACGCACCCCTCAAATTCAGTAATAAAGCCCTATGATGCGCGCCGCGATCAATCGACAACGGGTCATCACTCCCGTCGGAGATGGCATTGCACATTCAAAGAAAACCGAACTATGGAAGATCTATAACGTGAGGACAAGGAATGAAACCTCTTATTAAAGATCAACACTATTGGAGTACGTCCTTAGCTGGCAACCATGTACCTTCCCAGGTAGAGTTCTCGGACAAATTGGATGCGGTATCCCAAAACCTATCCACCGAGCGATCCGGACCTGCCTAGCCCTTACTCTCACTTCATTTATGGATTGAGTAAAAAATTCCCAACCCTATCACCTAGATGACACCCGCGCAATTAGGTAGTCATCCATATAGATTAGTAACAATAGATGCTTGCGCTTGTTACGAAAGGGTGATTTCGACGTTGTTGTATCCGTTTTGCACTAAGGCGTTGCGGATCTTCTCGACATCCGAGCCAGAGACTCCGAAGATGGTGACGTTTGCGGTGCGCGCATCTTTTAGCTCGATCGTATCCTCACGGATCCAGGGCAACCCTAAAACCGTGGTGGAACCGTCTTGCGTACGCAAGAGCAAGTAATCGTAGCCTTCGGCGTTATTGACCGTGCCCGAGGGCAGAGTGTTATACACCTGGGCATGCAGCGCATAGATGTCGTCGTATTTACGGGCAACCTCGTAATCGACTACCCCAAGCGCGACGATATTGGTAAAATCACTACCAATCATTGCCGAGGGGTAGACACTAAACGAATAGGTCGACCGATTCTTAAACTGATAAGCCATGAGGGTCCTCTATAGGGAGAGTCTTCAAAAAGGCAAGGGAAGGATCACGACGTCGTAACCGATCAAGCCTTTGAACATAAAATTAAACCCCGGCTCATCGTCCATACCAATACGGTTCAGATCATACAGCCCCATGTTCTTGACCAAGTGATGCAACTGCATGGCCAATTGACGGCTGAGTTCCTTGTAAGTCTGCTCAAGCTGGCTATCGGCCAAAATCATCTCACCATAGAACATCCGCTCTAAATCAGGAAATTCCATCTGGTAGAAAGTATTGTAAACAGTGATGTCGTTTACGGTTAACCGCTCGAGAATCTGCCAGAGGATTTCATTGAGATCGCCACGGTACTGATCCACTGTCACCTTAAGTAGTTTTGTAACATTGGTCACGTATGTCCGGACGATCTCATCGGTTTGTAAAATCACAACGTCCTGAGGCGCCGCTGGGGAATGGGGATTAAGTCTAAACATATCAGGGATACCGAACAGTCTGTAAGCGCACCATCACCAAATCCATATCGACCCAATCACGGGCTTGGTAAAAGAGATACCCACCCCGATAAGCTCGGATTTGACGTAGGTACTGTAAGAGATAGTCTCCGAGTTTATAGACTTGATTGACAATGAACTTGGAATCGGCCGGATAAATCGACTGCATATCCTCAAGCAAATCCCAGCATTCAGCGGTCAGACGCAGCTGGGCTTCATCCTCATACGTGATGGCCGTGAGGATAATATCAATCAACGAATCTAAATTTGTATCCAGATAAAAGCAGCGGGCTAGATTAAAATGTAGATCCGTGATCACATGCTTGGTTGGAATGATGAGATGCTCGGGTGCGGACGATCGGTTAAACGGACGGGATTTCTTCGAAAAGGAGGGAAGAATCATCGATGATTCCTTTGAAACGGTACATGAATGCGCCGTCTTGGTCGTATGCCTTGATTTCCCTCAAAATAGCGTAGCAGGCCAAGCCGAGATCATAGATCGATTGCTCAATCACATCCAGCGTGCCTTCTGCTACTTCTGAGAGGTTTTCAATAATTATGCCTTGACGAACAACGTGGCCTGCGTAATAGGCCGTTTCATTGATAGCTACATCATTACCCGTGAGGCAGGTAAAAATCTCACTAATGACGCATTCGACATCGATGGTGGGAAGGTTGGGGTTTTGGACGACATACAAGAAGGCCTCTAGGGCCTCCTTGAAGTCAAGTATCAGGAATTTGGGTCTATTCATGGATTTGAAGCAAGATGTCGTTTCCTATCCAGCATGCATGCACATGCCTATAGAGGTGGTGATCGCACCGAAACAGCATGCGATTAATCATCTTGAAGTCATCGCAAAGGAGACGTACTACCGTTTCAATAGCTTGGACATCCTGGATATACCCTTCCAGAATATAATTACAACGATCCAAACTATCGAGGTAGTGCTCAAATTCGCTTACGTATTCGCGCACAATCTCGTCCTCGTCGATGACACGATTCGAAGCTATGTGGCGAAACACGTCCCGGATTCCATCTTTGACAAACCAAAAGATGGAATCATAGGTCCGATACTCTTCCAAGACATTCTCGGTCGGCAAGATGATGATTGCTTTCATTCGAGGGATTCTGGCTTGGTTTGATAGGTGGTGAGTATACATGACATGTCGTACTCATCAATGAGATCGATATAGACAGAAACAGCTTCTCGCAGCGGCCCATGTCCGATGCATGTCGTCACCCGGTTAGTCACCCAGGTGCTAATATCTAAAGCGATGCGACTACCGATCTCAGGTTGTAGTCCGGCTTCGGCTAATGCACGGATGGCCGTTGAGAGAAACGACCCCGGACTGTCGTTGACTTCAAAGATTTCCTTGGCGATGCCTTCGACGATTTGACGTGGATTGAAATGCTCGTGCTTGACCTTAAAATACCGGCCGACGTACTCATTGGGCGTGTCCGTCAAAATCGAGCGCAGTTCCTCTATAATGTCGAGAAACGACAGTTCGACGATATTACTCACGATGTTCACGCTCATGATTTTAACTCGGTATATAAGCCCTATAGTTCGGGAGTTTGGAACCTATCTGGCGATACCAATCTCTGACACGCCAGTCCATGCCACGGATGATGATGAGATTACCCGCATTGCGATTGATCTGATATTCAGCCCAATCATGGTGCTTAATAAATGCCACCACGTCTGTTCGGATTTCGCGCAAAAGATCGTTTAACCATTCGCGCATCTCCACCGACAAGCGACGCGAGCGAGAATACTCGCCGTTCATCGCATTGATTACGACTTCTTCGTCTGAAACTATCGGCAAACCATCGAGTTCGCGATACGCCAATAAACGATAAATCTGGGCGGCCATCAAACTAGTGATGATTTGCAGTCCATGAACGGGCAGCGTAGGCCTATCGGTCAGAAAACGCTTGAACGTCTCTTTGGGGTTTTTCGTTGCCCGCAACACCAATTCGCCATTGTCATCGTAGACATCCTCGTTTAGCTCGCGCACATCACCCGCGTCTTCGCGATAGGCAACGACCCCGCCTCGGTTACGGTACACATAGTAGTACTTACCGGGCACAATAACGGCCTCCTCTTGGTTCGGTAAATACCATCCCACGGGGTAGTCCGGCAGGAATTCCTGGAGCTTTTCTTCTAACCGCTCCGCGAGTGGTAGGATATCCAAAATGATGCTTTTAATGTCGGACATGGCTTTGTGCTTTAAATGTGATAGATAAGCTCTCTGGGATAGGGGAGCTCTCGATAATACTCGACAATCAGTGTTTGGTTCTTGATGACCACATTGACATCGGCATGCATGATCAACTTGGGATTAAAGCAGCGGGTAAAGAAATAGGTCTCCAGCGAGCATTCGCCTGCCTCATTACACGCATTTTTCACCAAGCCATGCAACCAGTAATATGGATTGTGTTTTTGCTGATGGCCCTGCACAATGAGGCAGTAACAAGTCTCCAGCATCTCACAGATTGCCCACTTCAGATAGGACTCATAATCGATTCCTCGATCGACATACGTAGCCAATACAGATTCCGCAATCGGTTTAAAGACCAGTTCAAACTCGTACAGGTCCACTAACACGATGGCGATTCTGCACGTATAGGTGGTAGGATGATTTCTCAAAATGACCTCATACGGACATAAAATAGCGCGAGAGTGTAATTTAATACCCTAAAAGCGTTTCGCGTCTCTATGGCCTTTTATGTGGATTTAAACCCTATTGGTGCGTCATATTTGCCCTGGTATTTATACCAGGGCAAATATGGGCTTATAGAACGATGTTGGCTTCAGTAGCCTGATCGTCTTCGGAAAGCAACGAATTGCGCGGAACCCGGGCTTGAGCCTTTCGATTCAGATCATCAAGTGCCTCATTAAGCTGGGCACCCAACTCTTCGAACAATCCATCCGTCGTGACAAAGTGTACCGGTAGCCCTACTCGCAGCGATTCGGCAGCATCTTTGGGGACATAACCGATGGTCTGATACTCGACCGAATAGGGCAGGTCAGAGTTTCCGTCTTCTTCCACCAAGGTGGCCACCGAGATCACATTACCGCCGTAGGACAATTCATCCAGCGAATGCACGGGTTCGAAGGCGACAAGTTGGGGCTGAAATTCGGTGACCACCGGGAAGTTATGCCAGTGTTCCAGGTCCTTCGGATCCAGGCCCGAGTTCTGACCGGAAAAGAGCGCACACAGCACCGAAACAGTGTAGCGCACTTTCTCATCAATAGCTTGGCGCTTGGAGTTCGTTTCGTTTTGCAGATACTGCATCACTACAGGACGCTGATGCACCTGGGCAATCTTCTCGTACGACTTAAGCGTATTGATGGTATTGTTTAGCCATTGCTTGGTGTCCGTACCACCAATCATGATGACGATTACCACCCGACCCTTTTGGGTCAGTTGATTGACAAGCGTCGGAGCAATGACAGAACCTGAGCCACCACCTCCCGAAGAAATCACGATATTCAGATCGTGGGGCTTGAATTGCTCCAAGATCTCGTGAGCGTACTTCTGAATGGGGGCTGCGTTCTCACGCCGCAACCCGCCCGAACCCCGGGCACCTTTCAGGTTGTAAATGTATTCAGACGAAACGTCACCGATGTGATCGTTCTCGCTCGTATTGATGTACGCGATGTCAACCGACGTGAAGCCCGGCTCTTTTTGTTTGCGCCACTTTTCCATCTGAAGCGCAATCCGCGTCCCCGCACCGCCACAAGCATAGACGCGCGCCGGTAGGGTAGGTTGTTTGGTTTGAACCATGTTGGTAAAACTCCCATGTAAGGAAAAGGGATATTGTTAAAGACTCGCCCTCACTCTATTATTAGAGCAAAGTGCACAATCCCACATAAGAGTTATCGCAGTTGGTTAATTTATCCTATGGTTTAGGCTCAGTTAGATAATATATGTCTAAAAAGAAATGAGCCACTCTGTATCTTCTAACGCCTAGGACGTCGACCATGTCTGTCTACTCAAAAGCGATCTCAGACGTCAAATTCCGAATTCCTCGTGAGATTCTGAACGTCGTCTTTATCCAGCGCCATCAACAGTGGCGCGAACAACCCCTTAGCCTAGATCAGCAAATCATGAAAGAGGTTATCGTACCTCGGGTCATGGTCGATTGCGATCTGTATGGAGGCACTGAAGCGTTTGTGGCCTTATGGAACTTGGCGTACGAACGCACCAATGACTACACCACGGTTTACCGGATTCCAAAAGAACGCACCAATGGACGCACGATCAGTAGCGTGCTTAACATTACCTTTACCGATCCGACGCGACTCTCAAGTTACGCAGCAACCACACAGTGCCAAGCCACGCCCATGCTCCTGATGGGTCAGTCGGTACTGGATGCATTAGGACCCGCACCCATCACTTCTTCCGCGTACGTGCAGCTGATCGCAGAAAATACAGTGATGGTACGGGATTCGATGATTATTCCGGCTAACTCGTATCTTCGCTGTATTTTGGATAGCGATGAATCCATGTCGCACATCCAGCGGCGCAGTTATCCTGCCTTCAGTAAGTTAATCACTTACGCGGTTCAGGCCTATATCTACAACACCTACATCATCCAGATGGACATTGGTGAGTTACAGGGCGGCCATGCATTAGGGCGTTTTAAAGAAGTCGTCGATAGTTACGCGGATGCGGAAGAGAACTACCAGACTCAGCTCGAAGAGGTCATTGCAAAAGTGATGATCATGAATGACAATACGAGCTTCCCGCGTATCCTGCGTACAATGATTGGTACACAGCGATAACCAAAAAAGAAATACTCGATCATACCCCCTGCCTTGTGGCAGGGGGATTATGACCGTCTTCTTTTTCCATCGTCTGTCTTTTGGATTAGGCTGCTTTCAGAAAAGTCGGCTTTCCTTCACGCAAACCCATCACGACACTGCGGATCACGGTCAATCCCGAGAACGCAGTCGCGTACTTATCAGCCAGGCCGGACTGATTGATACGATGAACGATCTTCTCGATCTCACCACGGGTCGCGGGCGACACGTAGTCCGAGGAGTTGATCGTGTCGACAAAACGATTGATTTCTTCCAGCACTACACGCAGATCGTTGTCGACGGGATCATCGAAGCGGCTGTCGTTATTGGAAATAAAGACCTTGTTCAGGGGCAGGGTTTTGATGAATTTACGCATGGTAAATCTCCTTAAGGAAATGAAGTGAGGTGAGATGGGCTACGGTGACATAAGTGGACTCCCAGTGTAACGAGGAGTTTGATAGGTGCTACACTTGACCCTGGTGTCGCTTAGGACTTTTCCGGGGCACGATACGGTTGACGGACGCGGCGGCGGATCGGACGGTTTTCGAGTTCTTCCTTATAGTCAGGGTTGAGGATTTGCTCGCAAGCGATGTCAAACGGCATGTGTGGATTTTTCAGCCGGTCGGCAATTCCGAGAAAACCGATGAATTCATCGTGTTTGATTTCGAAGTCTCGAAAAGTCTCTTGCGTGGGATTTTCTTGGAGACGCTCCTTCAGTGCGGCAAAACGCACTTCGTAATCGTTAAAGGTTTCCACAAACGCTTCGAAGTCAGCGCGTTTGTAGATACGCGTGAAGACCAGTTGACCGCTACGCCGCGCGCGGCTTTCGGATCGAATGGTATCGCCTTGATGTTGGTTAAACTGCTCGCGCAGGTACTGGATACGTTGACGGACCTCGCGAATGAGGATGTTATTAGCCTGGCACAGACCTTCGGCGATATACTCGCTCATTTTGCGTTCATCACCGACGAGGTTACGAATCGTCGCCTCGATGTCCTCGAACTGCGCGACATGGATCTGTTCGAGGACCCGGATGATGCGATGCACGGCCAGTTCCTTTTCAAGCGAAGTCTGGCCATTTTGGTATTGGGCATACAGCCCGGTGAGTAGCGGCTCACCGGGCTCTTCTGCATCCGAGGGGGTTTCCTGAGTGGCTTCAGTTGCCGCCGGTTGATCGACCGTGGCAGCAGTGGGTTCTTGCGAGGGTTCTTCCTTGGCCTTTTTGGCTTTCAGACACTGCATCGCCTTAAAGGCACCATAGGAGGCAGCCGTCACGACAGCCACCGCGCCCAGAGTGGCGAGTATGATTTTCTTGGTGTTCATGGTAGGGTTCCTTATGTAAAGACTGACGTGTTATTAGTTAAGGTCGTCAATGCCGAGATCTTTTTCCATTTGCTGGAAAGCTTTGTCCATCTTCCGTTGGACGCGCTTACCCGCGCGGCGCTGGCGCAGGTGATGCGCAGCAGCCATTGTACCAGCCAGCACAGCAGTCGCGGCAATGGAAATCAGGAGGATATGGGGTTTGTTCATAATGGGGTCCTAGAAACGAAGTTGTTACAAGCGATACAGCTTGCGATTCAGTACAGTTATATATGTCTGAAATAATCTGGGATTCAGGTTTTTTCGTTATCAATATGAACTCGGTTTACAATTATCTCGGATAAAACGATCATGGGTATTTTACGCACTGCTTTAGAGGGCACAGACCTCGAAGAAGACAAGAAAGAAGCCCCGACCCTGGTGATGCGCGGGCCCTTGTCAGAAATTATCTACCGGGCTTTGAATATCGAATACGATAAAGAGCGCGAAGAAAACGAAGAAGCCCTGGCGCTCGAAAGTCAAGCGCAAGACGCGGTAATCTTTAAGAGCTTCTTAGACGGGGCGCGCGGCACCGATCAAGGCACGCCCAATATCTACACCGTCTATGGGGTGAGTAAAAACGAAATCCAACCCGAAACGTTGGTTGAAACTAAACAGGCCATTGATGACCAAAATCTTGTGGAACCGAGTAACATGTTTCTCTACGTCCACGCTGACGAAAAGGGCAATGTCTCAGACACGCAATTGACCTCTAAGCGACTCTTGCAGGAAGCTTTGGAGTCGATGGTGGTGGAAGCCGGCGGACGCGTCTTTACGCGTATGGAAGATCTCTTAGCGTGTATCGCTCGCTAATCGCATCATATAGCCCGGGGTTCAGTCCCCGGGCTATATGTTGCTAGTAAATGATGTCTCCTTTTATTGTCTGTATACGCCCACGCTTCCAACCAATGGAGTCTTGGGTCTCTGCAATAACAGGAAATCCATTACTTTGCATTAACGCTAACTGACGCGGCGTGGGCTTAATATTTCTACCGAAGACCACTTTGGCGTCATACTCGATCAAATCTACTACGCTGGCGATGTCCTCAGGCAATCCAGCCCGAGGATCATTTAACGGTAGATCGGGAAACTGAACTTGGATCTCCAATGAAACCAAGGTCTTTAACCGAGCAATTAGTCGATGAGGCATGTTACTAACCCGTGCTTGTGTAATAGTTGTATCGAAATGTTGGATTTTACATCCACATGATTCTTTAACTATTTTACCCTCAGACTAATCTTGTGTGGTTTTTAGCCAATAAGGATTCCTCCCATGGCCAATAGCGTCAAAGAGGTCTTTGATGAAGAATGCTCGCATTTGGTCATAGACCCCAAGTTTGTGAAAAAGATCTCGGACTACCGAACTGCGTTCGAGATGAAAGACCCCGATCACGCCACTTTCTTTGGTGGCAACCTCACAGGTGTGCAGAAGGTGCGTTTTTTACAAAGCGACCGCGATGCCTGGTTTGAGGAGATCTTGGAGATTAACGATATCATCCTACAAGACAAACTTCACAGTTTACCGTCTGTAGACCCGGAGCGCAACGTCGCATCGGATGTGATGAATCTGTCTTGCGTTTGGTTGATGCATGCGATCTACAATAGCAAAAAACTAAACGATGCGCAGAAAAAACAAGGCATGATCGATGTTGCCATGGTCATGCAGTTTAAATTCTTGACCTCTCGACTGTATCGGCTGTTTCGCTATCCTGCTGATCCCGAAACGGCAGCAGCCGCTTATGCCCAACTGAGTATGAAGTATGCGATTAAGCAGTTGGGTAATTGGCGCGCGGTCCTTGAAGCCCGGGCACAAGAGATTACTTCTAAGACTGGGATTCATCATCGGGCCATTAGCCAGATGGATAACGATAACGGGGTCTTTTACCTGTTAACGGACAGTCAGGGTCGGATTCGGGATATGTTGAAAAATATCTACGATGTTTTTCTCAAAACCCATCAAAGCGGGGCGCGTATTTCGGTGACTTCTAATATCGCTGAGTACGATGGAAAAGAAATCCTCAAAGATGTCACCAAGTCGACCCTGGCATACACGCGTTACATCCATTCGATAATTACCGATAAGAACTCTTTTGTTAAACCTGAGCTCTTAAGTATTATCGAAAACCTGATGCATTCCACCCCACCAAAACTGATTCTCGAGAGCCTGAACTGGATGAGTGCTAACTACAACCAGGCTTCAGCAGGTATTATTCAGGAAGTAATTGATGAGGCGATGGTGCATGCCTTTGACTATTTGGCTCAGAATCGTTCGATTGCCAGCGCTAACCCCGATATCGGATTGCTTTTAAGCCGACTCAAAGGCGTTTACATGTCTAGTCGCTCGACTGACCCTGCCCTTATTCAACTGCGTCAAAAGGCCGAGCAAATCGCAAAGTTTGCCACAGGTAATCGCCATCCTAGCGTGATCGCCAGTGTGCGCACGAGCCTGTTGCTGTATGTGATTTTACGGGCTTTTACCATGCGGTACTACTCGACAAACGCGATTTCAGGGAGGTAGTCCTACTCCCTGCCCATTCTCACGCTAACCCGTAAATAATACATCATGAAACTCTTAAAGCGGATCATGAGTTTATTGTTTATACTGGCTGAGCATCTCAAGGGCGGTACGACTGTCAGGGAAGTTCCTAATCCCGGTGTAGGACTTAAACCGATCGAAGCGTACTCCTTGAGCGGGTACAAAATCGACCTGTACTGTAGGAAGCGTCAGTATCGGCGTTCCTATGAAAGCAATAAGTCTTCGGGCACAAACCATGCCATCTACGATGTGTACTGTATTGTGTCCCCAAACGCACCTCCGGCTTTACAGGAAATCAATGGGTTTACTATTTCCTTTCCTCCGTTTTTGCCTGAGTTCATTAGCGATGAGGTTCAGAAGCAGGAGGCAGTAAAAGCCTATTTGGATCATATCGCTGAGCGATTGTCCACTGAGCACCAGGTCAGTATCTAGCAATACAACATAGCTCCCTCTACCCACAGGTCCTTGCTACTGGACACGGGGGTAGAGGGAGCTATGACGCACACAGTCTAATAGCTATTAGAACTCACGGCCATTCCAGGTATGGGTAGATATGTGTCCGCCCAGATACTGGTTTGATCCATAGAATTTGCTACCTTGATACGCATTGGCCAAAACACCTGAGGAGCGTTGGCGGTAGCGGTCAGCTTTGCGTTCTTTGGCCTGTCGAATCAATTCGTCAATCGAATGAACGTCACTGGCTTGGACCACCAAACGACTCTCTAACATTCGTAATTGATCTTCTAGCCGCATCACAACAAAGTCATCTTTCTCATCAGCAATAGCATCACAGATCTGACGAATCCGTTCACGTAAAGCTTCTTGCTCTTCCCGGAATAACCGCTCGCCTTGCGATTCACCTCGCTGAATCTGGATTTTCGACAAAGTCAATCGACTATCCATGCCGTAAAAGCTCAGTGTGGTGCCTTTGGTCAATAACCAGATGCATAGCAACCAACCAATGACCATATCGTCATGCTCGCCTGGCGCATGGTCTACGCGACCGTTACGGATTTCGAGCGCCAGGACCTGATCGATAAGGGTTTTATCATTCATGCGGTCAGCGGCCATTCGTAGGCCATCGGACATTGTCAGACCATAAAGCGAACTACGAGCCGTTTGGCCTGAACCTGAAGTTGCAAACCCAAAGGTCTTTTTATACCGTACATAGATGTCTTCGGGGCGGCGTCCTAAGGGAACCTCGATTTCCTTAAAACGATCTTTATTTTCCATCCGTTCTTGTACGACCATGTTAAAGAGTCGTTTAAACGGATCTTCACCCTTTTCTGGCAAAAGCCACAACAACTGGTCAATAAGCGCCGCACCAATGGAGCGACGTTCAATGATGGCCGTGATGTTTTTAAATGTGACTAAGAAATCACAGATCCAATTTGCCAGATTAAAGACATTGGTGTCGTTATATGTTCCCGCCCCTAGCACTTCGAGCGACTCAACATCGACTAAGACCAAAGAGATATCGTCGCCACCACCGGCTTCAGACGGATCCATCCCCATGGTAAAACGACCCGTACTCAGTCGCTCAAAGACTTCAGCCTCTGGAATATAAAAACGAATCACGTAACCATACACCGGATCGATGTAGGTATACTTGACCTCTTTTTCCCCGCGACGAATCCGTTCTGCCATATCAGCCGAGAAGGGACTGGTATTCGTACCCGAAGTCCAGACGTTAAAGTAATCGCGATCCGCATCCTCGCCGACGGCTTTAGATTCATCGAGTTTAGTGCGCAGCCACTCGTCGCTCTTACCTAATTGACGATGGTTTAAGGTGATGTTCACCATAAACGAACGCTTACGCGAAGACGCTCGGATGATTTGCTCTAAATGTGCGTGGTTTTTCGCATCAAAGAAGCGCTCATTCCACACCGCCGCATCCTGCAAAAGCTTATAGACGTACTTACCGTCGCGGTCATCCTTTTTCCCAGCTGTTGTAGTAAGAATTGTCCCGTAGGGTTCGCCGCGCGCTTTTGCTTTATCTACAGCGTTACCGGTAGCAGCCAGCGCAGCAGGTAACGCAGTCTCAATATGCGGTTGAAAGGGCGGTTCGTCGATATGGAAGATAGGCGTTGTCAAACCCCGACCCAGCTTCAAGGCATTTTTCTCAGAGGCTTGCGGCACATGCGTGTTATAGCGATTGTTTAGCCGCATGATGGTGATTTCTTCACCATTGCGCGCATCGTCTTTTGTGGAGAAGTTTAAGTACTTAGGCAGCTCGGCCATAATGTCCTTTAACCGCTTCACGTTCGCGCGCCGCAGATTATCGTCCTTTGTTAAAAGGTTGATTGCCGTATTACGACAGAGGATGTTCATCAGGTACGACATTAGCTGATCTGTACTGAAGGACTTACCGGTCTGACGAATCTGGATCAAAAACACCATGACGTGGTTAAAGAAACACCACCACAGCGCAATGTTGCCCCGATTGGCTTGTAAGGGATCGCTTCCCACACCCGAGGTTGCCGGTGCCCGCGCGATTTCTCGAAAGAAAAACCATGGGTTAATCAAGCATTCGTAATAGATCTGCTTCATGGTCGTTTCATCCAGATCCGGATCAAACGGATCGACGCCGCGCAGATTCTGATTGATTAAGGCCAGATGAAAGACATTGTTCTTAACCCCCATATCGCGATAGACCGACGCCAGGCGCACAAAGGACTGGTTTTTGGTTGTCAGATCAATATCGGCAGTGGGGTAATAGTCAAAATCCTCTTCAAAGAGGATGAATTGCTTTTTAGGCACCATGAGACCCGATTCGGTTGTCTCATAGGCAGAATCTTTAATTTCCATAGTTCTACAACAAACTGATGAAAGGTGGTAATAAGACCCGTACAGTCCTCAGAGACTGCCTGAGGACTGTACGAGGTTACTACACTTGGTGAATGGGAACGCCCGCAATGGCGAGCTGCAAATCGGTATCCACCGTACGGCGGATGAACTTCAGATAAGCCGTACCCAAGTTCTGCACAGGTACGTTTACAATCAGTTGGTCTGCCCACTGATCCACCGAGTAGACATATTCGCCATTGCCTACCATCAGAATAAAGTAATCTGGGGCAGGCGGCAAAGCCTCCGAATTCGGATCAGTCAGAGGCAATGTACGATAGTACATGCGGTCTAACCATTCTTCCTTCGTTGCTGCGTCACTGGTGACGTCAAAGTAACTCAAGTTCTGGTTCACGAACTGGTACTTGACTTGGT